CTTGTTTTGAAAGGTAGTGATCCCATTGTTGAACACCAGAAATATCTGCTCCAATTTGTTCACACTGAATTGAAATACATTTTGTGTACTTGTGGTGAGTGCGATACCTGCCAAATACCACGCCCTCAAATGGATTATGTTATGGGCCGTTTTACGAATAAAATGATGGACAATTTGCAACCGCAAATTCAAGATTTCAAGATGATCAAAGAAAAAGTCCATCAGGCTGTTGAAAAAGTTGGTGAAACAGTGTCATCTGCTCAGCAAATGTTAATGTTAGCGAAACTTTTGCTGATAATTGTTGGTGGTATATACTGTGTGCGCAATTTTATGTCTTACGATTTAATGGACAATATTTTGACAACATTTGGTATGCTTGGCCTGCTCGGTGGAGCTTACAAAATTGGACTTCTCGAGGATCTTCGATCGCAGATGACGCGCTCTGTGCCACACATGGGAGCTGACGCGAATTCTGGTCGTACTGTGTGGTCTTTGTTGACTGTGGCGATTGGTGCCGTTTTTTGCGTTGACTACCGTCAGTTTAGATCAGAGAAATTTTTCCAGATGTTCACGCGATTCTCAGGCATTTCTCAAGGAATACAAGAGGTTTTTGAATCATCAATGGTCTTTTCCCAGCATCTTGTGAATTTTGTTTTATCAGATTGTTTGGGGTACGAAAAGATTCGCTTCCTTGAATCTGGCCATGAGAAGGTTGACAATTGGTACCGTGCATGCTGTGCCATGGCGTTGACCAAGGAAAATAATCGGGAGGTACGCCAAACACTCCTTGATTTGAAGGATCAAGGGCGACATTTGGATATGTCATTGAACGTGGAGAAACGGCGCCGTTTAGCCTTTATAATCAAAGACGGTCTTAAAATGCTAAAGGAGCGTATGGAAGAAGGCAGCCTCCAATTCATGGATTCAGGATCTGAACCATTTGCGCGTGCTCGCCCAGTTGTCATTCACTTTTGGGGTGCCTCTGGGGCCGGCAAATCAACTTTAACCGGTTTGTTTGCCGCGGAATTTTGTGCGCGCACAGTTAGCCGTTTTAGGTTTCATGAATTAAGGTCCCCAAAAGATTTGCGATTTTCAAAACCAAAATCTTCACAATATTGGGAAGGATATACAAATCAGCCTGTTATTGATTGGAGTGAATTTATGCAATCTCGCGACGCCCCAGGCGGTGACACATTGATGGAAGCACAAACATTCCTTGATTTGGTTTCAACTGAACCAATGGCAGCAGATCAAGCTGCCTGGGAGAAGAAAGGAAATGTTTATTTGAAACCAAAAATGGTTTTGTGCACCAGCAATATGAACCTTGTCACCTCCGACGCGATAAAAGATATCAATGCGCTTCGCAGGAGAATTGACTTCAATGTCCATGTCACTGTGAAACCCGAGTATGGGGTTTACAACGCGAAAGAGAAGAGGTGGTATATTGACCGTGAAAAGAGTACCGGTATAAATATGAACATTTACAAATTCCAGTTGACCAATTCCTCTAGTGGGGAGTTCGCTAATACCACGACATGGGATGAATTGATGGAGGCTGTTACCGCTCGTTATTGGATCTATGTAGAAGACCAGTTTCAAACGTCTGATTTGGTCTCACAGCGAATGCGAGGACTGATGAAGGACAAGCGTTGTCAAGCCCATGGCAAGGA